CCAGAGGATAACGTAAGGGAAAGATCTCTTTCCGATGGAGTGCCTTATGTCCAATGGGCACAGGATGGTGATATTATTATGACAGAAGGCAATGTTACCGACTATGACTTTATAAAAGCTAAAGTAATTGAGCTAACAACAAAATATAAAATAGAGTGTATAGCGTTTGATAGATGGAATGCTTCACAGTTGGTTATACAGCTCACAAATGATGGTGCAAACATGAAACCATTTGGACAAGGCTTTATTTCGATGTCTGCACCAACAAAAGAAATAGAAAAGATGTTTTTATCAAATGAGATAACACACGATGGAAATCCAGTCATGGAGTGGATGATGACAAACGTAATGCTTAGGTTTGATCCTGCTGGAAACATAAAGATAGATAAAGCTAAGTCAACTGAAAAGGTAGATGGGCCGGTCGCAATGGTTATGGCATACGCACAAATTATGGTAGAGGACAGACCAACCATTTACACATCTGGTGAACGTGAACAAGGATTATTAATGTTATAATGTACCTAATTGAAAAGTTAAAAATGTCAATTATGGAGATTTTAATGAAGAAACATGAGTACGCTCAACAAGTCAGGCAGATTAATTGCACAAGCGGTTATTTTCACAGATTTTATGAACTTGTTGGCGATTGTCCCAGGCATGAGGATGCGTGGAGAAAGTTAGAAGAGGAAAGGCAGGAGTTAGGACTAACCGCATGGCAATACTCGACACCATGCGGTCTTTTTTTTCTACAAAGCGAGGCTCGATAGAAAATCCATCTACACCTATAAACGGTGACACTTTAGGTGCATTGTTCCAGCGTGGCAGTGCTGCTGGTGTGGCAGTGGATGAATACGCAATTATAGGACTTCCTGCTTTTTATCGCGCTACTCAAATACTTGGAGGTGTTATTGCCTCTATTCCTTTTGATATTATAGAAAAACAAGATAATGGAGGAGTAAGAATAGCAAAGGATCATCCTAACTACAAAGTAATATCAAGAGAGCCATCGGACTTATATACCTCCCACACTTTTTATAAGACAATGGTGCTTCACTATTTGGCGCATGGTGCATTTTACGCTGCAATCAATAGAAATAGCATAACTACAAGAATAAACAGCCTTACTATTCTTAATCCTACCAAAATGGAGATTGGATATAATAGTAGGAATGAACTCGTTTTTAAGAATAAAGAAAATAATAAAACATACAGAGGGGAGAATATTATCTACATTCAACAGAAACTACGGTGCTAACTTTTACAAAAACGGTGCGCATCTTAACGGTGTATTAAAGCATCCTGGTAGATTGACTAATGAGGCATACGATAGATTAAAAGGTAGTTTTAATAGAGCATTTGGTGGAAGTCAAAACGCTGGAGGTACAGCTATTTTAGAGGAAGGTATGGACTTTCAAAAGGTAGGTCTTAATCCCTCTGATGCAGCATTTAACGAAACGAAGAAAGCTACCATTTCCGACATTGCAAGGATAACAGGTGTTCCTGGTGTTTTATTGGAAGATATGGACAAAGCAACCTTTGGCAACATGGAACAGTTGAGCCAAATGTTTGTGAACTATACAATTATGCCATTATGCGAAACTATAGAGGCAGAATTTAATAAAAAAATATTTTTTGAAGTAGAAAAGGAAAAGTTTACTACTCGATTTAATCTTGATGGCTTATTGCGTGGTGATATAGCTGCAAGATCATCCTATTATACTACGATGCGTAATGTACTGGCGATGTCTCCAAACGAGATTAGGATTAAAGAAAATATGAATCCCTACGAAGGTGGTGATTCTTATGAGTTACCATTAGCATCTAACATAAAGATAGAGCCATCATCTGAAGGCATTGCACATGAGCAAGAAGAAGATGTGATTGACATAAATGACGATAGTAACGATACTAACGATTAAAATATATGGAAAAGAGAAGCATAAATTTTGAATTAAGGGCTAAACCTGAAAGCCGTACTATCTTTGGTACTGCCACAGTGTTTAACTCTTCCTATGACATGGGATGGTATGACGAGGAAATGTCTTCAGAGTCATTAAATGAGGCTGACATGAAAGATGTTGTAGCCTTGTTTAACCATGACATGAATATGGTACTGGCAAGGACATCATCTGGCACATTAAAGCTAAATGTCACAGGCAATGCGATGGAGTATGAATTTGATGCACCAAACACTACATTAGGCAATGATCTCTTGGAAATGGTAAAGCGTGGTGATGTTTATCAAAGTAGTTTTGCATTTACAGTAGAGGCAGAGGACTGGCAAGAAAGATCGGGAATGAAACCTAAAAGAGTTATACGTTCTATTAAAAAAGTGTATGATGTTTCACCTGTTACTTATCCAGCTAATCCGGATACAATGGTAGCTAAAAGAAGTTACGATGCTACAAAGCAAATAGATGAAGATTTGCTAAAAGTGATTGATATATCTGTTAAATCAGAAATTAATATACAGAATGAACTACGCAGGAATGCCCTGCACTTATTAAATTTAAAAACAAAATAATGAACTCTAAATTATTAAGAGAAAAGCGGGCTTCCGATTATGCTATAATGGAAGACTTGCAGAAGAGAGCAGCTGGCGAAGGTCGTCTAATGAATGCCGAGGAATTGGCACAATGGGATGCAGCTGATGCTAACTTTAAAAATTATACAGACCAGATTTCTCGTTTAGAAAGATGGAATGAGATTAACACAGAAGAAAGAGGTGTTAATGCAGTTGAGCAGACAATAAATGCAATGCCAAGAGATGCAAGGGAGATTGTAAAATCACCTGAGTATCACACAGCATTCATGAAAGCTCTTGCAAAGCGTGACTTAACAAGCAACGAGCAATCAATGCTTAGAGAGATGCGTGGAACTGCTACGATTACTACTGCGGAAAGTGGTCTTGCAGGTGGTTATGTTATTCCTTACCAATTTTCCTATGAGTTGGAGAAGACAATGGCTTACTATGGGCCAATGCTTAATGTTAGCCGTATAATCACTACTCCACAGGCAGGTACTTTGTACTGGCCAAAAGTAAATGATACAGCAACTGCTGGCTCATGGCATACTGAAGGTGGAGCGGTGACTGTACAGGACATGACCTTTACAAGAGAGACTTTCTCTGCACACGTTTTAAACACACTTGTAAAAGTGTCTGTTGAATGGGCAAATGACGAGTTTGGTTTATTGAACACAGAGTTACCAATTATGTTAGGTGAGCGTTTAGGCCGTGGCCTAAATACTGCATTTACAACTGGTGATGGTTCTGGTAAGCCAACTGGTTTTAAAGATGTAGCACCTTCCGGTGTTGAATCTGCATCTACCGGTGCATTCACAGCTGCTAATTTAGTTGAACTTGTTCACTCTGTTGACATCGCTTACCGTAATTCACCATCTGCTGCATTTATGATGCATGATCAGATTTTGAGCGCGGTTAGAAAGTTAAACTTAGACACTAACAATACTACTTTGTTCCAACCATCACTTCGTGAAGGAACACCAGATAGATTGTTAGGATACAACTTCTTTGTAAACAATGATCTTCCATCTGCACAGGCTGCTGATGCAAAGATTATTTACTTTGGAGATTGGTCTAAATACATTATTCGCCAGGTAGCTAACAATGTGCTTGTGCCATTGCGTGAGAGGTTTATGGATGAGATGGAGCTTGGCTTCTTAATGTATGCGAGATTTGATGGCAAGTTAATTCAGACTGCCGCAATCAAGCACTTGAAGAATCTGTAAATAATAGGGGATAGTAAAGGGATAGGGAGAAATCTCTATCCCTTATTAAAATTATAAACATGGGATGGAAAGTAACTACGCAGCCTGCAACAGAAATCTTCACACTACAAGAAGTAAAAAATTATCTTAAAGTTGATGATTCAACAGAAGATACTCTAATTTCTACCTTGTTGCAAAGTGCAAGGCAAGCAGCTGAAAGTTATCTTAACCAGGCTTTAATAACTCAAACAATTACAGAGAAATTAGATAGGTTTAATAATGGAACTATTTACTTATCTGTATCTCCCGTTATCGCAGTAAGCAGCCTTCAATATGCAGATGGCGATAATACTACACAAACATTTGCAGCTTCTAATTATGTTGTAGATACCTTTTTGAAACCAGCAAGATTATCTCTTGGTTACGGCAAAACATGGCCAACACTATACGGTAATATAAATGATATTACTATTACCTATACAGCAGGATATGGCACAGAGCCAAGCGGAGTGCCTGCACAAATAAGACAAGCCATTTTATTAATGGTAACAGATGCGTATGATAACAGACAAGATTATGTCAAAAGATTACCAACGGCATCAGAATATTTATTAGACCAATATCGTGTTCAAGTATTATAAATGAAGTACAACAAAAACGAAGTTACTGGAAAGATGCGAGATAGGATTATCTTGCAGAATGTTAACCGGTCACGGAGTTTAACTGGTTTTGCTTCTGAATCTTGGGCAGATACGGCTACTATCTGGGCATTTGCAGAAAGCAAGTTACCAGGATCAAACGAGACAATTATTGATGGTAAAAACACGGCAAAGAATGTTTGTGATTTTACCATTCGTTATATATCCACAATCACCGAGGAATCTCGTGTAGTTTGGGGAGATAAGTTATACCAAGTAAAAAATTTAAAGGTTAGTCACGACAGGAGGTTTATCTCCTTCCAAGGCGTGTTCTACGATTCATACATCCTTACCGGTGTAAATGTCGCTGCCTCTGTTACGGGCATTGCTACGACATCTGCTAATCTTAAACTAATAATGTCTGTTATTGGGCAGGCTAATGCCATTGCCTCTGCTATCGGTGAAATTACCACAGCACAGCAAGGACTTGTCGAAGTGGCTTCCTTTGTTGTAGCTAATGGCACATCTACGGCGAATGTTACAAAGGTTATTCCGATAAATAGTAGTGTATCAGCAAGTGCTAATGTTAGCGGAGCAGCTACTATTGTACAAAATATTGCATCAAGTGTAAATGCTGCGGCTACAAGTACAGCAGATGTACAACTTGTTAAAACATTTATAGCTTCTGTCAACGCTAATGCTACCGTTACAAGTGCCATTGATGTCATACAACAAGGTCTTGTAACATTTGAGGCAAGTGTTACAGCAACAGGCACAACTACGGCAGATATACTAAGAATAGCTACTTTACAAAGTAGTGCAACTACAACTGCCGACACATCTGCTATTGCTTCCTTGACCAAGGTGTTTGAGGCAAGTGCTACGGCTACGGCTCAGACATCTTCCAATGCTCAATTAACATTGGCAGTAAATGCAGCGGCTACAACTACGGCAGTTACTACGGCTGATGCTCAACTGTCATACACGGTTAACGCTGCGGCTGATGCTACGGCACAAACAAGTGCAGATGCCTTTATCACAAGGATAATAAGTGCCAGTGCTACGGCAACGGCAAACAGTAGCGCAGAGGCTGGCATTGGTGTAACCTTTGTAGCAGCTGCGGTGGCAAGTGCCTCTGTTACATCTGCAAGTGTTACCACGGTGGACAATGTAGCGGCAAGTGTGAGCGGAGCGGCAACACAAGTATCTAATATAGATGTTGCAGCGCCAACCGTATCAGTTGAATACCTTGTAGTTGCTGGTGGTGGTGGTGGTGGTGGAAGAAGTTATTCTGGTGGCGGTGGTGCTGGTGGGTTATTAAATAATACACTAACATTAAATAAAAATACTGCATATACAGTTACTGTTGGTGGTGGTGGTGCTGGTGGTTCAACAGGCACGACAACTGCAAAAGGTGGAAATGGTTCTAATAGCGTTTTATCATCAATTACCGCAACAGGAGGTGGTGGTGGTGCTGGTGGTGACGTGACAGATGCTAATAAAAATGGAAATAATGGTGGCTCTGGCGGTGGTGGAGGTTCTAATGAATCAGCATCCCCAAGTACAGGAATTGGAGGTTCAGCGTCGCCAAGTGGGCAAGGAAACGCTGGTGGAAATGGTGGAACAGACGCAGCTACTTATAGAGCTGGTGGCGGTGGAGGTGGTTCAGCTGGTGCTGGTGGCAGCAACTCCTCGGGAAATGGTGGAAATGGTGGAGCGCAAACTTCATTAAGTATAACAGGGTCATCTGTTGGTTATGCTGGTGGTGGAGCTGGCGGTGGAAATACATCAAACGGTACTGCAAGCTCAAGTGGTGGAACTGTTCCTTCTGGAAATGCAGCCGCTAATAGAGGTGGTGGAGGTGGAGGTGTTACAACAAGTGCTTCAGGTGGTTCTGGTGGAAAAGGTGTAGTAATAGTTAAATGGTTAACATCAAGCGCAACTATAACCTTATCAGCTGGCGCAGAAACTGATGCGGTAAGTTATACTGATGGTAGTTATAGTGTTAGAGAAATTAAAAATACAGGAACAGTTAGTTTTAGTTAATATGGCACACTACGCACTTTTAAATAATGATAATTTTGTTACTGCTGTTATAAGTGGTGCAGATGAAATATATTTTTATAATGGCAATAATACTGAGGTTCATTATGGATTAATGTATAATTGCATATCAAAACGCACCTCTTACAACACTCGTGGCGGCATCCATTATCAAGCCGATAATAACACGCCTTCCATTGACCAAAGCAAGGCTTTCCGAAAAAACTATGCAGGCATTGGCTATTATTACGATAGCATCCGCGACGCATTTATTCCACCTAAGCCTTTTCCTTCGTGGATATTGAACGATGAATCATGCCTATGGGATAGCCCAGTGCCTTATCCCAACGATGGCAAAAGGTACACATGGAATGAAGATATTTTAAATTGGATTGAAATAAACCTAACACAATGAAACTTGGAATTTTTACAAACATTGAGGCTCCTGCTACCGACTTTTATCGGACAGTTGGCACATACTCCTACCTTGAACACGAGATAAAGTACCTTGACATTCAAAATACAAAGTGGTACGATATATTTAGCTGCGATGTTATCATAGCTAAATCACCAAACGGGCAGTTGTACCTTGACATCCTTCGCGACTGTAAACGCATGGGCAAGAAGATAATCATTGACCATGACGATAACTTGCACAGAACAGAGCGTGTTAATCCTTCGCACAAGGCATTGTCAAGCGAGGCATCAAAGAAGACAGTAGAAGAGTGTTTATCACTTGCTAATTTTGTTAGCTATTCTACTCCTGCCTTACAGGACTATTACAAGGAATTTCACGAATGCCCAAGCCTTGTTATCCCTAACGCATGGAATCCAATGCTCCAGCCTTTCATGGCAGTGCCAAAGATAGAGGACAAGGTCAGAGTGCTGTGGAGGGGAAGTATGCACCATTTGGATGACATTGCAACGATAAAGGATGAGATAAACACGATGGCATCTTCAGATAACTTTGATGTTGCTATGTTAGGTATACAGGACTTTTTAATGGGACATTTATTTCCAAAGGTTCATGTGAAGGAATGGACAAACAATTTATTTAGCTACTTTGAATTATTAAATAACAGTCAATGTCACTATGGTGTGTTTCCGTTACTTAAGAATGATTTTAACTTAGCTAAAAGCAATATATTTGCGATTGAGATGTTAGCCGCAGGAGGAGTAGTGTTAGCTCCTATTGGCATACCAGAGTACAACATACCTGGTGTATTGAAATACGATAAATTTTCTGATGTGTTACGCATCATGAAAGATAAGACATTTGACAGGGAAAACATTGTCAGAGAGGGAAGGCAATACCTAAACGATGTTTTACGCATTGACAAGGTAAACCAATTAAGGCAACAAATTTTAAACAATTTAAACTGATAAACAATGAGTGCTTTTAGTGATTATTTAGAAGACCAAATAACTGGATGGATAGCAGGAACAACATTTGCTGGTGCTCCTTCTGCAACATTTGTACAGTTATTTAATGGCGATCCTACCGATGGTTCAACAGGTGGTACTGCAATTTATTCAAGAGTAAGTGTAGCAAGTGGCGCAGGTTCATGGACAAGGGGAACAGGTGGAGCTGGTACAATTACCAATGCTTCAGCTATTACCATTACTGCATCTGCAACTGCTACGGCATCTGCAACGCACTTTGCTGTATTTACATCATCTACTGGTGGTGATAAATTATTCTATGGTGCATTGTCAACTGCTAAAACTATTGCAAGTGGTGATGAAGTTAAATTTAATGCAAGTTCATTGACTTTAACTATTGCTTAAAAAACATTCCTGCCTTGAAATATAGGCAGGAGTTTAAAAAAATGTATCATGTTTATATCACAGGCAAAGTTAAATAGGCTAAAAAGATTGGAGGGCAAGACTAATAAAAAAGGTCAGCCTTTAGCCATATCTAATTTTGCAGAATCTGTTATAGAACTTGATAACATTATGCAGCAAATTACTATTACAAAGAGAAAAGAAATTACAAAAGCAGCAGAGCCTATTGCACTTGCTGCTTATAGAAATCTTGTTCCTAAATCAAATAAGCCGCATAAATTTTATATAAAAGGTAAAGGTTTAAGGTATAATATTATGCCTGGTAATTTACAGCGTTCAATACAAATAGTTAGCGATGTAAAAAACCTTAAATACCTTACATCTGCTATTGGGCCATTATACAAAGACGCTGGTAAAGGTGTTACATTAGGTAGTGATTCTAAATCAGATGGCTTCTATGCGCACATGGTTTATGGAAACACTAAGGCATGGGTAAAGAGAGTAAAAAATAAAGCTGAAAGAGCAAGTCAAATGGCAGTTATTAATAAAATGTCATCTGAAGCTATGTTAATGGCTAAACAATATCCTCGTAAATTCTGGGAGTTATGATAGGTAAATTAATATATAGTAGGTTATCCACAGATGGATCAATAACGGCTTATATCGGCACAAAGATATATCCTGACATTACTCCACAGAATGTGCAATATCCTTTTGTTGTTTACACTATCACCAATAGCTTGCCAGTTGATTACAAGGATGGTCAAAGTAACCTGGAAGAGATTACATTACAAATAGATGTATATACGCAGAGTTACGATGATACACAAGATTTAGCTAATCTTATTAGAAATAGATTAGACAGATTTACAGGCACAGTAGAAGGTGTCGAAGTGCAGACTATTAAATATGTATCAAGTGATTCACAAGTATTTAATGCTGAATTGTCTGTGTATTGGATGAGCATTGATTTTATGATAAATATGAAACGATGAAACTAAGACTTTTAAAAGAATGGAATGGAAAGGCACCTGGTAAAGTAGGTGTATTTTTATCGGAATATGGTGAGCAAATGATAAAGGATGGGATTGCAGAATTACTTGATGAAGACTTTGTCGTTGAACAAATGCCGCAGAAAGAAGAGACTAAGCAAGATCCAGTCTACATTCCTATTCCAGTGCCTAACTCATATTTTAATGACGAGGCAGATGAAGAGAAAATTAATAAACCAAAAAATAAATAAACATGGCAACTACTGGCATAATTAATGGCACGCTCATGCGCCTATACAAAGATTCAACTGCGATAGGGTATGCAACCTCGTGCCAAATGAACATCTCCGCAGCTATGCGTGAAATCTTGACAAAGGATTCCGCAGCAGGTGGATGGAGAGAGGTAAAGAAAGGTCAGCTTTCCGGCACATTGTCCACCGAGGCATTGTATGCAGGGCCTGGCGATTCTTCCACCAATTACTTATTTGATGATCTCTTTACCGATTTAATATCTGGTACAGCATTGACCATTAAGTTTACCACAGACGTGCAAGGTGACAATGTCTTTACCATGAGTGCTATTTGTACATCATTAGACTTAAACGCAGGTGTAGAAGAGAATACAAGCTATTCAGCATCCTTCGAGGTTACTGGTGCTATTACAAAGACAGTTAAAGCATAATTTTAAATCCTAACACATGAAAACAATAACAATCGCCAACACATCCATACCGATTAAATTTGGTATGTATGTGTTAGGTACATTTCTAAGGGAGAGGAAACTTAAATTAAGTGACCTTTCCCTTTTAGGAGAAGACCTTTTACTTGCCCTTGAACTTGCTTTTACCGGTGTTGAGCATGGTTACAAAGCTAAAGGGGATAAATGCCCTTACACTTTACAATCTTTCTGCGACTTGGTAGACACAGACATGGGAGGAATAACTCGCATCATGGAAATGATTTCAAATGAGATTTCACCACCAGAAGATGAGAGCCAAAAAAACGTAGTGGCGAAGGAGGAGAACTTACCCTTGAGTACATCGAACGCTTTTGTTTCGGAGTTTTAAGGTTCCTGCCTTCGCAATATTACGACATGAGTTTCAGAGAGGTTGTTATAGCTATGCAAGGTTATAACAATCAATTTGAACAACAGGAGCAAACACAGTGGGAACGAATTAGATGGCAAACAACACTTTTACTAAATGTTCATACGGCAAAAGGTAAAAGTTTAAAGCCTAAAGATTTAATTGAATTTCCATGGGAGAATCCTATTAAGAAAGAAATTAACAGAAGTTTGACAAATAACGACAAGTCAATATTTGACAAATGGGATAAAGAAGCATAATGGCATTAGGTAAACTAAATTTGAAACTTGGCATTGATGTATCTGATCTTGACAAAGAACTTGGCAAGGTAGAGCGTAGTATGTCAAGGTTTGGCGGTAAGATGCAGAACATTGGTACTACTCTTACACAATCACTTACTTTACCTATTATTGCTTTAGGTGCTGCCTCCTTAAAATCTTTTGCAGACATTGAGAAACTACAAAATGGTTTAATTGCCATTATGGGAAGTAGTGAAGATGCGGCAGTTGAAATGGAAAAGCTACGAAAGGTTGCAGAAAATCCAGGCCTTGCCCTTCCCGAAGTTGTCAAAGCATCTGCCTCTTTACAAAGTGTAGGAATGAATGCCGACGCAGCTCGCGAAACTATCACACAATTTGGTAATGCCGTAGCAAGGGCAGGAGGTGGTGCAGAACAATTTGATGGCGTAGTTTTAGCACTCTCACAGATAAGCGCGGTTGGAAAAGTTACACAGGAAGACCTTAATCAAATAAAAGAAAGGCTTCCAGAGTTTGCAAGGGTAATGAAAGAGGAGTTTGGTGTTGTAACGGCCGAAGGAATTAGAGAACTTGGAATAAGTAGCGAAGAATTTATACAAAGGTCGGTTGGTGCTTTAGGAAACTTGGAAAGGGCAAATGGTGGTTTAGCTAATACCTTTGATAATTTAAAAGATAATGTTAGCGCATCATTAGCAGAACTTGGTAAAGCAATAAATGAAACATTAAATTTAGAAGCAGTTGCCGCAGCATTGAGCGCAGGATTGCAAAGATTAGTAGATGGATTTAAATCTCTTAATCCGGAGACACAAGGATTTATTGTTAAGGCTGGTTTATTAGTCGCAGCTTTAGGCCCTGCAATATTTGTAGTAGGAAAATTAATAAGCACTTTTGGTGCATTAATAGGTACTACTCGTTTAATAATGACTACGGTAAAAAACCTATCTACGGTTATATCTGGTGCCTTTGCAAAAATACTTGCTAATCCTGCTATACTTGGTGTTACTTTAGCCATTGCCGCAGTTGGAGCTATTGCCTTATATGTTTACGATAACTGGAAAGCATTTAGCGATAGATTTACAAATATTTGGATAAACATAAAAAACAGTGCTAACAAGGGAGTAGCTGATTTTATGATGGCTATTGATAAGCTTCAAAAAGCAATGGGCTATCAATTATTTGATGTTAGTGGAATGACAAAATATCAGGAAGAACAGAAAGTAGTAGCAGCGGAGTTTAAAACAATAGGCGAAACAGTTGACAGTCTTAAAGGCAAATTTAAAAGCCTATTCATGGCTGCACCTGGCAAAGGTGGTGCTGGAGGTGGAACAGAAGGAACGGGAGAATTAGTATTTGGTGATGGTGGCGCACCAACAGGAGGAGGAACGGGAGGAGGTAAAGGTGTTGGAGCGGTTTTAAATACTCCAATAGATACAGTAAACTTATTACCTACCTTAGATTTACTTCCAGATAAATTAGAAAGTATATCAGCCGCAAACGAAAGATTAAAACAGACTAATGAAGATGTAGCTAAATCATTTAATAATATTACACCTGCTGTAAAATCTGCCGCAGATATGTTAACTCCTATGCAAGCTATATTAGTGGAAGGTATAAATACCTTTGCTGATTTAGCGGCTGGTGGTTTTGAAAGCATGAAAGAACTTGCACAGGCAGTTAAAAAAAGTGTTGCTGAAATAATAGGCAATCTTATTAGAATGTTTGTTGCTAAGGCATTAGCAGGTTTACCTCCTACACCATTTATGTTAGCCATTGCACCTGCAATAGCAGCATTAGCAGGTAATTTAGGAAAAAGTTTAGTGATGAAGATTGGCGCGCCTAAGTTAGCCGAGGGAGGTCTTGCCTACGGCCCAACCATGGCAACGGTTGGAGATAACAGAAATGCTCGTGTTGACCCAGAGGTTATTGCACCTTTATCAAAGTTAAAATCAATGATGGGAGACATGGGAATAGGTGGCACTTTAGAGACAAGGATAAGCGGAAACGATTTAATTATATTGTTAAACAGAAGTCAGAAGGGACTTAACAGAGTACAATAATGGCAGCAAGGTTTCAAACGACAGTTTATAACGAGAAAGGCAGAAAGATAATAGTTTCTATTAAAGACAATGTCTTTTCCGGTATGACTTATGATTTTGATACCATTGGTTTGCAGTTGCAATATGACAGTGAAAGTCAGCAAGGACAAGAAAGATTTACTCCTATCATTGGTTCACGGTGTTCATTGTCTTTATTAATTAATAATAGTGATCTTGAAACCTTGCTCCTTGACATTGGCTTGGCTGTTGAGGGAAGATTCACGATGGAGTTAACAGCCTACGAAGATGATAACACAACTGTATCATTTAAATGGTATGGCTATATAGTCACAGATTTAGTTGAGTTTGAAGATGTGCCATTATCCATAGGTTACCAGGCACAAATATCTGCAATAGATGGATTAGGATGGCTAAAGACATTAGATTACAAGAGTGCGGTTGGGCCTTACAACGGGCAGGACACAGTTGTTCAACATATTTTAAACTGTCTTAATCAGTTAGATTTTGTACAAGAGAATCTTGTGGCAAATAGTTTGCCAGTGTTACATACTATTTTTAACTGGCATGAAAGCACATTAACATATAGTGCTAACAATGATTTTGCTTTAAAAACTGCAATACAGCATAGAGCATTTTATCACATTGATACAAAGAAAAATTATACTTACCAAAGTTGCTATGATGTAATTAAAAAGATATGTCAAGCACTTGGAGCAAGAATATTGTTTAGTGGCAGTCAATATTGGTTTATTCAGATTAATCAATATGCAAACAATCCTGCATCATTACGTTACTTTAAATATAGTGCTTTAGGTGTACAAACATCTGGCACATTTACAGATGATTTTACCTTATCTAACGTACAAGGCAATTTAGGAAGTAGCGATTTAATGAGATTAAGCGGAGGTAAATGGACATATTACTCTGCTTTAAAAAATGCTTTAGTAAGGTATAATCATAATGCTAAAAAGAATTTAATGCCTGGTGTAGTTTATAACTACATTACAAATACAGATCCTGTTATAGTTAGAACAGATACTTTAGATAGTACAAACAATGAGGCTAAATTAAGCTATACAGGAATGTTATATCAAAGGTCTATTTGGTCAACTGGTGGCGGTTTTGTGCCTCACATATTTGTGTATGCCGTAAAAGTTGCATCTATAATAGATTACATTCCATTAATGGGATTTAACATCTTGCAAACATGGACACTTGGTAGTGGATGGAGTATATTAAATGGTAGTTTATTTGCTACCACAGTTACAGGAGTAGTTGAATGGACAGGCAGCGCAGTTGTAGCTAATAGGTATTATTACGTTACAATAAAAGTAGGTTCTTTGCAGCAAGGTGAATTAAGGTTGCGCATCGGTGGAGTAACTAAAACAATAACTACTGAAGGTGATTATGAGTATAAAATTTATACAACAAATACTGATGCTTTTAAATTAGATTCTATATCAGCTTTAAAATTTACTGGAGTTATAGATAATCTTCAAGTTAAGCAAGAAAATAAATATTTAAAGAGACCAGTTACTTTTACTAATGGTTTTAATTATCAGTTAGGTGCTGCCAGTTGGGAAAGTAGCTTTTATGAGTGGGAATTTGTTACAGATATTATAAATTTAGATGGCACTGAAATAAATAATAAAACTATTTCATTTGACACTTTAGCTATTCCGGAGACAGGAGAGTATGTCTGGGAAATGCGTCTAAAAGAAGTCAGAGATGAAAGTGGCACAGATATAAAAGCAGATTATGCCATTGAATATTATTTGACTAATAATTATTTGGAATTTCTGCCAGATGGCACTATTCAAGGTCAATCAGATTTAAAAGAATTTGCAAGTGATAATGATGACAAATCATCTGTTGTCTGCAACCTTGACACATACCTGGGCGATGGGCCTTCTGCCACTACTACCGGAGGACTAAGAATATTAAATGCGTCAAGTATCTATGTGCCATCCAGTGCATGGAAAGTAGGTAATACAGGCACGGCTAAAAATGTAAGTCAATTATTAGTAAACGAGATCATCCGTGGTCAACTCACACCAAAGCTGCGCATGGTAGATATGCCATTCCAAAATCTATCAGTTGACAATCCTTACCTTCCTCACAAGGTCATAGAATATTCCTCTGGATATTACGTTTTTGAAAGAGGTAGCCTGGATTTAAAAACAGAGATTTGGCAAGGTGATTACTTTAAAATAGAACTTGATGCCTAACTATACAGAAAGAACAGTATTATCTAAACCTCGTGACTTTGCCGACGTTGCAAACAATGCCGGAAGTGGTGGAGTGGTAAATAATAATGTCACCGAAACGATTAACAATGTGACAGTTAATGGCTCTGCCGTTTCTATTTTTAATCAA